TTACACTTCATGTTGGAGAAAGCCAACGGTGACTATATTTGCCGTTGGGATGACGATGACATCAGCTTACCCTGGCGGCTATCTTATAGTGTTATGAAACTATACGGTAGCTTATCAGATCCTGCTTATTCGTATAGCCATCTAAACCTAGAAGATGCTATCCGTAAGATTGGTTCTACTAAGCCACGCCTCAAAGAGTGGCGACCAGAGAATCATTGGTACTGCCCTCGCGGAGGAATGCCAAGTGTAACCACCAACCCTGGTAACACTCACATCGCTGCTATCTGGCACCGTAGCATTATCCTCGATGCTGGTGTGACCTATCCAGGCCGATCCTGCCCTAGTGGTTTAGAAGACCAAACATTCACTGCTCATCTTCGTAGTCTTGGCTACCCGATGTTTGGTGACGTGTTACCAATTGAAGATATTTTCTACCTCTATCGTTGGGGTGTATCCAATAACCACCTGAGTGGTCAAGGCGGTGGGGAAACTATGCAAACCACCTACCGCTCCATTGGTGCAGTCCCTCCACTGCAAGGCGAGTTTGAAATCAAGCCACAATGGCATCGGAACCACCTAGCCGACATCCAAGAGGCAATTGATCATCTATGCCGTAAAAGCTAGTTAAGCCATGTACGTTATGGCAATTGCGGGAACCCGCAAGCTAGGCAACCTGCCTACGCTCGCCTACCGCGTAGAACCACCCCGCAAGCGAGGGCGATAGCCGGGCCATGGCAGGGCGATAGCGGGTGGGGGTGGCTTACGGTGCCACCCTTGCCCCGCTATCGCCCTGCTAGGTGGCTTAAAAGCAACTGCCAAAATGGCAGCCACCCCGCAACTGGCAATTAGCTATGCCAAAATGGCAGTCTAGAACCTGCCACGCAAAGATGGCGGGTAGGGCATGCAACCACCCTACTCCGCCTATAAACTAGCGCCTACTAATAAACACCAACATTCCCAAGGGTGCTATTTATTATTTCTATTCTCTGGGGAAGGGAACTTAATCATCCTCCATTATTAGTTCCAACTCAGCAGTGACCTTTACAACGCACATATCTCCGTTCATAAACGTCGAACGGAATTCTTCTGCATCCCTCTCCAATTTGAATGTGGCTACTACTCCTTCTGTGATTCCTCGGCTCTCTGAGACAACCGCCCACATATCAAGCTTGCCGTGTAATTTATCAGGACGTATGTTACTCATCTCTCACCTCCTTTGGTTGTTTACGAATCATCTCACGGTATCGAATCTCCGCCTTCACACTTGGCGTCATCAATACCCACTTCACGGTTGCGTGTTGCTCTGCGGCATAGTTCCTAGCCTCCTGCCGGGATCGGAACGGTTTCCTTTCCCCCAGAGAACCGTAGGCGAAACACCTTTGGCTCCCTAAATCATAATATACTTCCACCCTCTTGTTAGAGTAGGTCTTGGCTCGGATAATCTGTTGGGAAAGCAACGCTGGCGTCCACAACAGTATTGTCGCGGTAATAAAAACCAAAACCCCCACTAGGGCATCGGTAGCCAAACCAACACGCTGTCCATGCTGCCAAACTACCTTGCCCTCCTCATCTACCACACGTGTTTTCTTAACACAGGCTCCATCTCCCATGTTTTGGGTACGCTCAGCATACCTGATCGCATCACCCAGTGATGGACAGGGTCGCCCATACCGAACCCAAGTGAACTCCCGATTCCAAACCAACTCTACATAGTAGCTATTCATACCAGTTCCTCTCAGCTGGGATGATTTGAATACCGTCATAATTGTGTTTCTTGGCGAAGTCACGTGCTTCATCCAATCTCTTGGCAGTTATCTTCTTATCATTATGGTACCAGAAGATCCTATCCTTCCTAGCCCACACCAGATACTGCACCATCAACTTCATACGTGTGGTTGTCTTAGGCATCGGTAGGCTCCCATGTCAAGTACAACGGTTCACGGTTATCATCGCACAGCCAGGTTAGGTAGTCATCTAGATCGTTCATACTCCACCTCCCATTGAACCCATAATCAAAGCACGTTTAAGACGCAGTGGTTTGCCCTGGACATTGGTTGCCCATGTGGCTACGAAACAATCATCGTGCATCACCGTAAGCTCAGCCTCTCCACGTTCTGCTTCCTCCACGCTGCGGGCTTCGGCGACCACGAAGGCACGATCCCAATCTTCCCCAGAGAACAAGCAGCCGCATGTTGGACACCTTCTATGAGGGTTGAGCTCGATACCCATTTGTCTAGGAGTTGGCATCTTCTTCTCCTTTCCCACCGTGTACTCGGAAGCGTGCTTCATCAAACATGAAGCTCATCTTCTCTTGGGAGATCCCTGTCTGTTCACTCAAGTGTTCCAACAATCCTTGGGCTTGTACGACCCAACTTGGTGGACCAAGTAATCCATGACCTTCGTCATACACGTTACCTGTAATCCAATCCAACAACTTTGGTAAGCTAATCTTATTCATCATTCTTACCCTTTCCATCAACGTACACCAGCGTCTTAATCGCCCGTGTCTCAGCCACATACTGGAGATTGGCTTCCTGCCCCCGTTCCCATTCGGTCTTAGCCTTCTTGTGAGGCATCAAGTCTGGTCGAATAATAAAAACCCGATTCGCTTCCATCCCCTTGGCACGGTGGATACTGGACAACATCGTACCCGCCGGTGTCATTAGAGGGACCTTCTTACCACCCTCCTCACACTTCCAACACACCTTGGTACTCTCATCAAACGACTGCTGGCACTTGGGACACACCTTCCCCTTGAAGACTTGATCAATCGCCTTATACAAGTCTTTAATCTCGACCGCCCCATCACAGAAGGTGCGGAGGCACATACACTTATCCTCCAGTGTCACCAAAGCTTCGGCATCCACCCACTTGCGTTTCTGTATCCGTTCCGTTTCCCGTTCCTGGTACTTCTCCAACCAGATGAGGAAGCTGGACACATCTTTCTCTTTACTCTTCTTGATGAAGCTCTTCAAACCTTCACCGATATCCCTACCCTTGATATTTACTCGCTTGCCTGCCTTCAACATCCGGAATGCCAAACCCACCAATGGAGCATTGGTACGGCACAGTACGAAGTCATCTTCCCCCAGAGAATAGCGACTTGACCCCATTCCTGCTTTAGGTCCAGCTTCTGCAATTTCTGCTTCGCTCATCTCAGCAGAAGGTTCGCTCTCTAGTTCCCCGAATTGGCACCGAACAACCTCACCCTCGTGGTTGTCCTTGAACGCCTCGAAGTCAGGCACAAACCTCTGAGCAGATCGCACGATCGCTTTACCACACCTCCTGGTTTGTGTCAACTTCATATCGGCAACTGCCCCCTTATAAACGCCACCACCTAGCAGGGCATACATATTGTCAATGCTGGCAACATCAGCACCATTGAACCCGTAGATGGCTTGTCGTTCATCGCCAACCACGATGATACGTTTGCCAGACTTCAACGCAATCTGCTGCCGTGCCTTGTTAAGATCCTGTGCTTCATCTACCAACAGGAGATCGTACTTCTCCATCGGTAACTTGTTCACAGTCGGCAACCAACACATATCATCAAAGTCCCACCTTCCCGTACCATCACGTGGGATTTCTCTCGACTGTTCCAAAATATGCCTTACCGCCTTGAACACTTCCTCTTTGGCTGATAGGTCAACCCCATAATGGATAGCAAGGGTTTCCAGTTCATCATCAGAGATCTCACCATCATGCCCATCGCTAAAGCGGTATCCTGCCATCGTCGCTTTGCACAAGCTCACTAAATCCTTGATGGCTTCGATCTGTTCAGCCTTCTCCTTCCACACTTCTCGCAGATCAACTTCCCAGAACGCTGACAGTAAATCTGTCACCTTCCACCTGTGGAGACACTTCCATCCCCTCGCCTTGTAGTAATCCTTCACAGCGGCATTCCCTAAGCTATGGAGTGTTGAGAAGGTCAACTTCACACCAACCGTCTCCAGGGCTTCCACCAGCCAGTCATACTTCTCAGCAAAGTCGTCCACGATGCTATTGTTGAACGCCGCATAACAAACCGTCCGTGGCTTCTCCCTCGCCATGAAATCCCACACCGCCTTCTGTTGAGGGGACGGCTTGATCGCCTTCACCTGAGCAGGGTACTCCCAATGCCCCGTTAGCGGGTTACGCCACCTACTCATTTCCCGCTCTACCTTTCCCCAGAGAGTGCCCGGTTGGGCAGTGTCAAGCGATTTACCCTTAGGTCCACGAAAGGTATACCCACTCAACTTCTCATCGCGAAACATATTGGCGATGCCGAGAATCAGGGTAAATGTCTTCCCCGTTCCTGCTCTTGCTCGCACCACTCCATGGGGTGCTCCAACCATCTTGCTGGCTGGCATTAGCTCCCCAACCACCTTCTCCTTACCAGCCGCTACAGCCGCCTCCAGATGTTTGGGTAACTTTCTCTGGGGAACTCTGGGGGAAGGAACTGCCTTCTTCACGGTCTTAGAAATCTTCTTCTTAGCCATTGTCGCACCAATCCTTCTATAAGATAGTCGCTCCGTAACCTACGCTGGTCACTAGCGTTCCTATCAACTAATAAACACCAAACTTACACAAGCCCTAGGATGCCAGCAGTAATACGCTCGGCTTCCTCCCGGTTAGCCAAGATCCATTCCACCATCAGATAGTGTTCAGGTCTTGCCTGTTGCAAAATCACATTGACAATACGTGATGGTCCTTGTGGGAATATCTTCAGTGTCCTCTCAACGCCAAACTGTTCGACGTTTGCTTTCATTGCCTCAATGAATTTCTCACGCATTAGCTCACCGTCCTTACGCCAACATAAGCAGGGAACCGAGGAATCCCTGCCGGTGTCAGCTCTTGAAATTTGTAGGTAACAACAGACCCTATCCTCGGAGGGTGTTCACGCTCATGATCGGAGAAGCCAGTGCCGACATTGACAGTCAGCGGTTCTGGTCCTTTGCTGTTCCCACAACGTCTCAGTGGCATTCCCACCGTCACCACCAACGCTCCAAGTCTACCTTTGTGCTTCCCCTTCCCAGGTTCATGACCAACAACGATACCGTCCGCCGTTTGCCACCGCTTCACCTTGAGGAGGGTCTTGGACCGCTTTGGAACATACAGACTCTCCGGCTGTCGAAGCATCAAGCCCTCACCTTTCTGGTTGATAACCATATTTAACTCAGTCTGTAGATGCTTGATACCTTCACACTCAAATTGCGGGACGTAGTCCATCATGTAGGGCAATTTCGTAATTACACGCATTTCATCCAGCCGGGATTCAAACCCTTTCCCCAGAGAGGGGAGGTCAAACACTAGATAGCGGATCTTCTTCCATTCCGCATCAACCGGAGTTTGCTTCTTGACGCAGCTTACAGTCAGGTTGAACATGCCACGTCCCATCCACAGTTCACCATCCATGGGGGTGGTTGGCCATCCTTGCGTAAACCACTTTGGAGCATAGAAGCGATTCCCCAGACGTGAGATAAGATGCTTACCATCCCAGTAAGCCCTCACTCCGTCTAGCTTCTCGCTCATCCACCAACCAGTTGGGTCCATCTCTCCATCCCATTCGTGGGCTAGGAGCAATCCAGGAGCAGTTGATTTCTTAACCGACATGGGCCACCTCCTTTACTTCCAACGTCAGCCATTCGGGTTGCATCTCCCAGCCAGTGCAGACGACTGCAATGCCACATCCACACTCAGCTTGATGCTTGAGCAGTGGTTCCCGAACCTCCTCGACGAAACACTCTTTGCAGAAGTGCTTCACCGTCCGCCACTTACCGTGGAGGTATTCGCCCCAACTCCAAATGTGTTCGCCCTCCTGCAACTTAGCTTTGCAACATGGGCAAGATTTCCTGCCTCCCAAGGACACTGTCCTGAACCATTCGTTGTGTAGTCTGTTACGTCGAGCCATTAGAGGTTCTCCTTTCAAAGAGGTTGTGAACTACCATATCCAGCTTGTGTGACCCTGTTGACGATGTAACTGACCTTGTGCTCTTCGTGAGCTTATACGATCACGAATCTGACCGGCATCCCCAAGCCCTTTATTCCTCAGGTCGATGTATTTGGTCAGTCGAACAACATTATCTTTATTGATATACACCAGTAGCTCTTTCAGAACGTGTGGTCCTTTTCCAACTCGGACCACTTTACCATCCAGGGTTATACCATAACTCCGGTCTGTTTGACTTACCGACCGTCTTCCAGGTTTCGAGATGTGAAGGGTAAGGAGAACCCATCCAAACCCAGTCGTCTTGTAGAATCGCAACCCGGTATCCTCTTCGCATCCGTGTTGCTTCCGTTCTTCCCAAGTCAGGCTTCGTTTCCACTGCTCTGGCTTGCAGTCGCTCGCCTTAATCCCTGGGGGTAAATCCAGCACTTCGGTTTTCTTTGTCATCTTAGCCATTGTCACACCATCCTTTGCTATGGAACCTGCCATCATCAGGTGTGGTAGGTAATCTCCACACAAGCCTCCGAAGAGGCTTTCGGCTATTTGACCGTTACTTCTGTTCCCATGAATCTGTGCTTCAAATTATTCATCCGCGTCAATACTGCCTCCAACCGCATACCAACATCATCTTTCTTCGCTCGCAACTCTTTCAACTGTGGATCAATCCACTTCTCCAAATACTGTAAGTCTGTCGCATACTGAACCAACTCGCCAACTGTGATTTTCGCAGCCATGACTTTCACCGAACCTTTCGTTAGTAAACACCACCCACCCACAGCGGGCAGGCTACGCTAAACAGTATAACCAAACACCCAATAACTAGCAACCACAAAATAGCCACCTAGTAACTAACAGCCAGTTAATAGGTGGCCTTTACAATTGCGAGCTATTCACCGTGCCTTTCCGTAAACCTAAAATCTGGCTTGATTGGACCCTCATACTTCAAGGATTTACCCTTACCACACTGTGGACAGATGTGGCTGCCGTTGTGACCACCACATATCGCAGGGTGTTCCCAAACAGTTCCACAAACATCACACTTATGCTTGTGGAACTTCGCATACATCTTCTTGATACGTTTCTCAAAGTTCACGGGCTAGTTCCCTTCCCCAGAGAATAGCTACCCAGGATACTTGATGGACAACCGACCAATGTTCTCCACCCACTGCTTCCCCTTGTCGTCTTCCAAGGTTACAGTATCTTGACCTGCCCCCTTCTCGGCTTTGTGGTACTCCAACACAGTACCAAACCAGTGATCGCCGTCGGCATCCTTCACCCAACACGTATCACCTTCTTGCCACCTTCCTTTGGTTTGGCGTTCACCCTCACGGTCATCGGTCATTTCCTGGTCGTCGATCTCCTCAGGAGTGAGTGGCTTCTCGGGACCCTCGGTATCAATACCACCCAACCGTGGCATATCCACCAGTTTCTCCACGCCATTCTCATCGGACTGCTTCCGAATCACAAGCTGTTGTGGCTTAATCTTCTTACCCTCCACGAATAGGTTGAAGGCTTTGATAACAGTCGCCACCACTTCGTCACGACCAATCGCACTACCCGCATTGATCTTAGGTAGCATTTCTCGCATGACGTAAACCGGGTCGCCTGCCTTCAAATCCAACCCACTCGCCAGTTTCTCCCAAAACTCCTTGGCTTGGGGTAGCATCGAATAGTCGAGAGCAGCTTCTCCCTTCTCGATGAACTCATCTGGGTCTGTGCCACTGGTTGCCATAATGTAGAACAACCCCGAAGCATACCCCAGACTTATGAAACGGCTAACCCGTTGGCCCTCCCTCTCCTCGCCAACTTCTAACAAGCTAATAAACGCCACCGCATACAATAGGCCAGGGTGGGCGTCGATAAAATCCATCGCTTCGCTTGGCGGGAAGTGCGGAGCATCACTTACGTTACGATCCGTAGCACGCAACCACGTCAACCGAGCAGCGTGTGCCAAGATGCGAGCGAGGAAAGCATGGCCCTTCGGTCCCATTTCAGGCAGCTTGATCGTATTGTCTTTCCCTTCCCCCAGAGAAAGCCCCTCGGAGCTAAACAGTTCCGAACGGTAAATGATATCGCCCAGGGTACGCTTCTGCCCCTGGTCAATAGTATTCACCACCTCTGGGGCAGGACTAATACCCCGCACTACCAAGATCTCCAGAGTAGGCTCCTTCTTCCAATACTTGCCCCACTTCTTTTTGTCCTTCTTCCATTCCTCTACTGCGAGAATGAAAGCAATCAAGCGGTGTTGCCCAGACTGACACTTACCATCCCAATCAAAGATGATAGGTTCTCCATTCAAGGCCCACTTCCCTCGAAGGATCTCCAACATATACCGTTTCGAGATACCAGGACGCCAAGGACGATTGGTGGCATTGTTCTCCAGCTTAACCCAATTGCCATCCTTGTCACGTAATACACCTCCCTTCTCGACGACAGTCCAACCGATGAGCTCCATAGCATCATCGACAGACATGGCATTCTCGCCCTGGTAGACCTTCACAACCAACTCACCCTTACGCTTTGGCTTCGGACTAGACATAGTTACACCCTTTGATCATCTTCTAGGAGATTGAAAATCCGCTCCAGCGTACATACTGAATCGGGATCGCCGTTGTCTCGTAAGACTTCTACGGCATTGATAATCGCTTTTGCTAACTCTTCCGGAGTCATCACTTCTTCCTCTTCAAATGTTTGTTTGCCAACTCCCCACGTTCCTTCATCGTCAACCGACGTGTTCCCTCGGCTGTCAATCCCAACGCTAGGTTCTTCTCCTTTCTCCGTTGGTAGCTTTCCTGGTTACGAATCCTCTTGGTTGCAGCTTTAAGAGCCAGTTCCCTTTCCTCAGGAAGTGGAGTTTCTGGGCTGTTCAGCCAACCATACATCCCATCGCCGTGGCTACCATTGTTGATGAGTTCAATGCGACCACGCCCTGTAAGTCCAGCAGTCGAAACAACCATAACCATTGCAAACCTCCATAACTTGCTTGGTATCGCTCGCATCGGCATAACTCCTAGCCGAAAGAATTCATGCGTGCGATACTACTATACTGTTTGCCGCAGTAATTGCCACCTATCGCCTAGGTGTTATGCCGTACACCGCGGCAAACTGGCCACTACTATATGCACTAATTACTAGGTGTCGCAATATAGGTGCTAAAAATTGCCCTAAGTATAATAGCCGTAAGGGTTTAGGTGTTATTTTGTGGTTTCCCTTGCCTAAGCCTACGCTCGCTGGCAAACTACCTTAGCGACAGGGCAAAACGCCCCACCCGGCCAAATTGGCGTAGTTTGCAACCGTACAAACGCCAACGTGGCAGGGAATACCCAGACGTTGTCGGCACGTATCGCCGACGGCCACAGCCATGAGGATGTGTATGTGTACCTAGAAGGTTGCTCCAAGTACGTGGCTCGTCGGCCCCTTGGAGCAATCAGCCACTAATGCGGAACGGCCAACAGTCATGGGCCTGCATCGCCCACGGTTTGCAACTGACTTCTTGGCCGTTCCGCTTTCCAATAAACGGGTCCCTCAATGCCAAACAGGAGAAGCAAGTACCTGCCAGCAAGTGTTGACTAATAACTGTCGTGAGACAGCTACTTACTTGAACTGGAGCCAGTGTTGACCCGTGCTGGCATTTTCTTTCTTGAGGAACTTATGGCAAAACGCATCAAAAAATTTGAACCACCTAAGGGTGGAGGAGGTCGAACACCAACCTACCCCTGGTCCACATGGTTTGACGGAAGCACCTGGGAACTCGTCCAAGGCCGTGACTTCAAAAGCACCATTGAGACCATGCAGAAGTTTATTCGATCAACCGCCCAGAAGATGAACGTGCTAATCAGCGTTTATCGCATGTCTGAAAACAAGTTAGTCATTACCCCTCGTAATCGTGCTGCTGTCTAATAAACGCCACGATCCTCGCATGTACTGCTGCCAAGTCTGCTCGACCCCTTCCAAACCCGGTCAAGTTGCTAAGAAGATCGTCATCTTTCGCAAGGTGAACCAGAACGTCCGCCAAACATTCCTTGACAAGTACGGCAAACCCGGATTCAAGATGGTGGAACGCGAGCTCCTCCAAATTGAGAAGGAGATGCTGGCTTGCGATCTCTGCCATGATGGCTACCGCAAGGGAATCCCTCTTGCCAACTTGGCACAGATGCACAAACCAAAAGAGTTAACCCGTCCCGCGTCTGTCGCAACAGGACCAGTGTCTTCGCCCACTGGTGACAGCCCGGATACGCTCGCCGGTGGAGCCAACGCTCCGCGGGACGGTGCTTCTTTACGATCTGGCCTCGGTGACTTCATCATCGCCCAGGCTAGTTCCCTTCCCCCAGAGAATCGGGGACCACTCGCTAAACGTAAATCCAAAGCAGAGTTGCTGCTAGAACAACAAGAGCAGGGTGGCAAGCGTACTCCAAAGGCCAAACATGCAAATCCTAAAAAAGAACGGGGCAAAGGGAAGCAGCCGCCGTCCAAGCCAGAAGCTATCAGCAAGTGACCGATTCATCAACGCATGGGTTTCTGGAGACGACTTCGAATTTCGTTTCCAGAACCCTATGACTCTGGAGCATCGCTTTGCTCCTCCACGCAAATGGCGATTTGATGTGGCATGGATCAAACAGAAAGTTGCCATCGAAATCAATGGTGGCATCTTTCGTCGAGGTCGTCACAGCCGTGGAGCAGGTCAAGTCAAAGACTATGAGAAGCTCAACGAAGCCCAACGCCTCGGATGGATTGTACTTCAATTCGGCACTAACCAGATCTCTTCCAAACGGAAAATCAATGACGTTCTCAAGTACGTTACCGATGTCATCAAAGCACGCACCAATCCCAAAACGCCCACAGACTCCTATCTCGTCGAATACTTCGACAAACTCCAAGTACCTAACCATCGACCCAAACCTCCAAAGCCAGTACGACGCTCACGTCCGTAAGTGGCAGAAGCGTCCATTACTCAGGTGGGACGGCAACCACGGAACGATCGGTTGCACTGCCTGTGATCTTTGTGCCAAACGTCGCAACGTCGTCCTTCTTCGGGGTTCCCTACCTTGCGATATCCTTTTCATTGGGGAAGCTCCTGGCGAGGCAGAAGACAGCATTGGCGTACCCTTTGTCGGACCATCTGGTCGGCAACTTAACAAGATGATCTTTGCCGCCTATGCCAGTACACCACTTCAAGAGGGGAATTGCATGGAGATGAGCAGTGCTGGCCACGTCGGCAACTTGCGAGGTCGTCTTACCTACGCCATCACCAACATCTTGGGGTGCATCCCTCGCCATCCTGATGATCTGGGTTCCGGTGAAATCCGACCACCCAACAAGGAGGAAGCTGCGGCCTGCCAGCCTCGATTGCTGGAACTGCTGACCCTTGCTTCTCCCCAGAGAATCGTGCTGCTCGGCAAAATTGCTCAACGATTCTTCCCTAAGCCCAAGCAACTAATAAACACCAAACTTCCCCGATGGGATGGCGTAGCCCATTTTCTTACCCATCCCTCTTCGATCGTACGTCTCGAAAGCGAGGCTCCTATGCAAGCCTCTCTCTTAGAGAAGAAGTTTATTCTCAATCTCTCCTCTGTAATAAGGACTCTCAAACAGTGATTCCTAAGCCTTTGGATGCCTATGAACGATCTTCAATGATCACACTTCTTAAGATGGTGTGGTTCCTCGTGACTACTGCTGGTCGCTTTATCAAGAATGGTGATCCAGACATTAAGCTCTGTGAAAAACAAGCTAATGCACTGGATAAGAATCTGGACAATTACCTAAAGGATCTTTAATGCCCAAACCTAAAACTCGCACCCCTCTCTGGAAAGGTCCCGATGTTGACGGAATCACCCAATCCCTCCTCGGACGGTTCCTTGAATGCCGTGAACGCTTCAGACTTAAAGTGGTTGATGGACTTGCTGAAGATGAAGGATTCAGCAGACCCCTCGAATTTGGCAATCTGTGGCATACTGCTGAGGAAGCATACCTTGGTGGACATGACTGGTTACCTCCCGTTGAGAAATACCGTCGCCGTCTTGAACAGCGATACCCCAACGACCTCAACGAGATTATGAAGTGGTTCAAGGTTACGAAGACTACCTTCCCGATCTACTTGGAGTACTGGGCCAAACAAAAGGATGAGAAAGATGCCAAACCCATCCTGGAGGAGAAGTCGTTCGCCGTGCCCTATACCCTCCCGTCTGGTCGCACGGTGCTTCTCCGTGGTAAATGGGACGCCCTTAGGCTTCTTCCTTTACCCCAGAAAAGAGGCAAATGGGGAATCTACATCAAAGAGCACAAAACCAAAGGAGAGATCGACGAGGACGGTATCCTTAAGACGCTCGCCTGGAACATGCAAACAATGATGTACCAGATTGCCCTCCGGACACTTCGTGACTTACTAGACAAGTATGAAACGAAGGTCCATGCTGGGACTCTCTTCAAAGAGTTTCCATCCATGATGGTTGGTATGCGGTTCGAAGATCTGAAAACTATCTTCAAAGCAACATCAAAGCATCCACCGGCCGGTGTGATTTACAACGTAGTGCGTCGTCCACTAGCGGATCGGTACGCCATCAAACAGAAGAAGATGGAGAGTATTGATCAGTTCTACCGCCGCCTAGGCGACGTAATAAAAACCGATAGTTTCGACAGCAAGGGGAAACCCAAGCAGAAGTCCAACTACTTCATGCGATGGAAAGTAGAACTAACAGACGAGGACGTAGACAAATTCAAGAATCGAACCTTCCACCCCATCCTTGAATCCCTCATGGATTGGTGGGAAGAGATCAAGTTGCATCCCTTTGATCCATGGGGAACTTGTAAGCATCACTACCAATCTCCTTGGGGAGTACACAACTCTCTCGCTGGTGGATTTCGTGGTTCCTTTTTTGAGTACCTTACCTCTGGACGAGATTATGGTCTTATCCAGAACACAACCCTTTTTCCGGAGCTCGCATGACACCAGTTGGTCCCAAACCTCTAGATGCTCCTCAGTTATCTGAACAGCTTCCTAAACACCTTATCCCACAAGTTAAGTTGACTGCGGCCGCTTTGCTTAACTACAATCTCAAGCAAGTTCTAGAACTACAAACCATGCTCGCCAGTCAAGGCGTAATCATGACACTTTCCACGGCAGAGATCCAATTCCTCGGAGAACCAGATGGCGACAGTAACCCGTCAGAAGCCTCCCGCTCCTAAACGCGGAGCAGTTCCTTCCCCCAGAAAACCGGCTGGTCCGGTTTCAGCAAAGGGAAAGGTTGCAGCAAAATCAAAACCCAAAGCATCATTTGTTCCCGCTAAGAGTTATGATTTTGAACAACTCTTCCCAGATGGTTTGAACGCTCGTGGTTCAACCACCGTCGTATGTTACGGTCCAAGCGGTGTTGGTAAAACCAGCATCTGGTCCTTCCTCCCTGACGTAGGAATTCTCTACGATCCCAAGGATGAAGGCATCGCTGACTTGGTTCGTTTCGGTCAATGCCCAACCCCAAAATGGATGCACGAAGCCAAGGATTTCGAGAACACACTTGAACTCCTGGCTAACGTCGCCAACCAAGAGTATGATATTAAACATCTCGTACTCGATAGTCTCACTGGCTTTGAGCTCTTTTGTTTCCAGTACCATTGTGCGGAGAACTTTGAGAACGACTGGTCAAAGAATGGTTTTTATGCCTTCATGTCCGGTCCGAAGAACGCCGCCAAGACCGACTGGCCCAGATTGCTGGATGCTCTTGATGACGTACGCCGTGCTGGTATATCTGTTGTGGCGATTGCTCACTCACAGATAAAGCCAGTCAATAACCCTGATGGCGAGAACTACGATCAGCACATGCCCTACCTCGACAAGGAGACATGGCAGCAGACCCATCGGTGGGCTAAAGCTGTTCTCTTCTACAACGTGGAGGTGGGCTTGGAGAAGAAGGGGAACAAAGCCAAAGCGAAAGCAGGCTCCGAAGAACGTGCCATCTACACAGATTTGGCAGCTACTTTCATCGCCAAGAACAGATGGGGTATCGAACCCCGCATTGACGCTGGAGGTAGTGCCGAGGATGCCTACAACAACTTTATGAAAGCCTATATGGAGGCCGGACAGTAGCTATGCCAGAACATCCAGCACAGCCACCACCAGAGTCGAAAACGATAGGTTACATCCGTGTTGTACCTCGCGGCCACCTTCATGAGGTGTGCTACAAACAGGGAGGAACCTATCTAGTCATCACTCACAGTCTCAACTTGCATGATGCGGAGAACATGCGACGCGAGTTAAACGAAATCCTCCGACGTTACGATCATATTCCTTTCAAAGCAAGTACCAATGTCCAACACTCAGAAGTCCCAAATCATCAACAAACTGAAGACCGTTAGCAAAGGAGCTTGGAAACGCTCTCGTGCTATCGACGCCAAGGCCCGCGGAGGTGGTGGCTTACCACCGAACCTCAAGGGTGTAGTTGCTGCCTGCCAGACCTATCGCATGGCACAAACCAACACCCCTGCTAAAGACCCGTACTTCATGCTCACCTGTATCATCAAAGATCCAGAGGAGTTGTTAGGCCGCAAGGTCACCTTCATGTGGTTCATCAACGACAGCGCATACGCCACCGTTGAAGACAACCTGAATCTGCTCTCCAACGATCTCCAACTTCTCGGGATGGACATGCCCGAAGATATCGGTGATGTGGTTGATGTTCTCGCTGAACTGTGTGAACGGGGTGTTCACCTCATCTTCAACACGGGAGCACAGCCCAAGAACGCCAACCGTACACCCAAGCCCTACATCCAAGGGTTAGCCGAAGACTGGCCTGACGAACCGCAAGAGGGTGCTGGCGAAGCAGAAGGCAAGTCCTCTTCCCCAGGAAAGGGCAAAGCCAAGCCAGCTAATAAAAACCAGAAACCCGAAGCTGACCCGGAACCAGAACCGGATGATTCTGGTGACGCAGGCGATGGAGGAGACGCTGGCGATGCTAGCGACGCTTCCGCTGAAGAGCCGTGGATTCCACAAGTTGACGACGAATACTCTTACCAAGGTAAGAAGGCAGTCGTCGTGAAGGTTGACGAGAAGAAAAAGACCTTCGATCTCAAGACCGGCAAACCACCCAAGGTGATCAAGGGCATCAAGTGGTGGAAGGACAAGGACGAAACCGAAGCCAATGTCGAAAGCCTCTAATACTTATGTGGATGGCGGATTTGCTACCCGCCCGAAACTACTTTAACAATAGCTATCGCTGACCCGGAGTAGCATCCATGAGTAAGAGGCGTAGACGACAGCCCATCGAAGCCAAACCAACTCAGTACGGAAACACCATCTTCCGTTCTAGGTTGGAAGCTCGATGGGCTGTCTTTCTTGATTTCTGTGATAACGTACTCAACTGGGAGTACGAACCACAAACCTTCAAGATGAAGAATGGCTGGGACTACACTCCAGACTTTAAGGTGGTATTCGGTAATCGTCCACCACTCTACCTGGAAGTGAAACCCACTAAGCCATCCAATGAATACTTAAACACTCTGGTGCGGTTTATCAACCAATGTCGATTCACTCTACTGATCGCCACTGGTGACTTTTACAAACCAGACCTGTTGGGGACCGGCATACTACGTCCAAGTAGTAACCGTGTCTCCGGCTGCTTATTGGTAGACTTCTTCACAGGAGTTCCACGAGCAGTATACACTGCCCACCACTTTAGATTTGATTTGGAGAATTAGAATGCCCGATGAAAATGGTCAACCGATCGCTGGTCCAGAACCCGTTATTGATGGCAGTCTCATCACGGAGCCACAGAACGCTCAACCGGGCGATACCCTCCCCCCAGAGAACAAGCCAACCAATCGTCCAGATATTTACACCTTGTCTAAGGAGGAATCCAATAAGTGCCTCCAGGAAACGCTTGCCTACTTCAAGAACAAGTTAGTCAAAATTCCAGACGGTCGTATCGGTAACGTCGTCGGTGTCGATCCCCGTCCTATGAAAGGGCAAAGTACCACTCAAGGTAACGATGGCAACTACCTTGTCATTCGTGTGCCACGTCCTGCTGCTCCAGGTCGTCACGCCTTTGAGAACGCTTGGTACATGCCAGATGATCTCACCATTGTTGAGAAGCCGACCAAAGAGAAGGAACTCCGAACTTGAACAGTCGAATTATCACTGTCCGTCGTATTCCTGCTGAACTCCATCAAAAGCTACGTGATGTAGCTCACTTACAACATCTCAGCATGAATCAGCTTTGCAATAACATCATCAAGGATTTCCTTACTTCGCATGAAGACAATACCCAAAAAACCAATTCAGAAACGACCACTAATGGGAGGACTAGGGATCAAGCCGACGTTCCGAACCCCGGTCAGTGGCCCTAATAAAAACCAGAAACCCCTCACGCTCGGTAAGCTGAAACCTCGCAAGCTCCTCGCTCTCGACACAGAAACAACAGGGCTAGACCTATGGCATGGTTGCCGCCCCTTCTTTGTTTCGGTAATGGATAGCGAAGGCAACCTCCAATACTGGGAGTGGGACGTAAACCCCGAAACCCGTGAGGTCGGATCTTGGATTGTTCATCAATCTTCCGGCAAGCGAACTTGGCAACCTTCTATCCCCCAGAAAGACCGTGCAGAACTCACCACACTTATCCAGGAGAATGACTTTGTCCTCCACAACACCAAATTTGATGCTAGGGCCTTACATCTTAGCGGCTTGCCTTGTATTCCTTTTGGGCAATCTCACGACACACTTATTGCGTCACACGTTCTCGTCTCCAACGAATCACACAAGCTCAAAGACCTCGCCATCCAGTATCTCAATATCTCCGACGATGACGAGCGAGAGCTTAAGCAAGCAGTTCAAGATGCCCGCCGAATTGCTCGTCAGCTTGGATGGGCTATCGCCAACGGACCGCATCCTCATTTTCCGGCTGCAAAGGGAGACACCTGGTGGAACTATGACTATTGGCTCCCCAGAGCTGTTGCCCGATACAAGTGGGAGGTAGAAGGGGACAAGGACTATTCTCCAATCAATGAACACCCCTGGTGGGAGGTTCTCAAAACCTACGCCCTCCGAGACGTGGAACGCACCTACCCCCTATGGGAGATGCAGAAGGAAGCCATGGAGAAGGAGGGTCTGTGGAATCAGTACCTTGAACGTAAGAAGCTGATTGAGTCTACCTACGAAATGGAAACGCATGGCGTTACCGTCAAGAAAGATCAACTCAAGAAACTGATCAAGAAACTAACAAACGAATCTTCGGAGATGGAATCCAAGTGCTTCAAGCTGGCAAAGCATAAGCTAGACAACTTGAACAGCCCCAAGCAATTGACAGGTATCCTCTTCGGTAACATGAGAGTGAAGCCTGTCAAACTAACCGGCAAAGGCATCACCAACGCCAAAGCTGGCCTCCAACGTGAAACCACGGACTACTCCACCAATGTGGAAGCTATGAACATCATCTTGGAGCGGCTGTCATCACAGAACCCCAACCCCTACCTTCCCCCCAGAAAACGGCAAGATGCTTATGACTTCGTCTGGAACCTCCTCGGATATCGTGCCCGCGAGAAGTCCCTTGACTATCTTGAGGAGTACAAGACTAGAGCCCTACCTTCCGATTTCGACCCGACGCTCTTTGTCCTTCACCCTTCGTTCAATCCTACAGGATCTGATACGCTCAGATTCTCATCTTCTAGTCCCAATGCTCAAAACATTGGCAAGGGTAACAAACGGAAGGATGACCCAGTCCCCTCCCTTCGCAGTGTGTTTGGTCCAGGAGCAGGGAGAGAATGGTTCAGTATCGACTACTCTAACATTGAGCTTCGAATTTTCGCGTACCAGTCTGGCGACGAAGATTTAATCAATGCCTACAACCAGGGGTTCAAGGTTCACTGTATCTTTGCCAAACTTCTCTGGGAGAAAGAATATAAGCAATGCGAGAAAGATGCTCCCGTTGCTTGTGCCAAGAAAAAGATCGAGGTGAACCATCGTAACATCCGCAAGATGGCTGAAGCCCTCTTTGAGGAGCGGTACTACGAAACCCTCTATCAGTGGACTAAGAACGGCAACTTCTCCCTCATCTATGGTGCTGGTGAAACCAAAGCCAATGGCACCTACCATCATCCTAACGCATACCGCCTCATCCGTAGTCGTATGCCAAAGATCGATGAGTTCATGCTCCAAAAGAACCATGAGGCCAAAACGTATGGTCATGTTACGACTTTGGGCGGTTATCGACTTTGGGTTCCACCATCCGAACCGCATGTCGCTGTCAACTACTTCGTTCAAGGGTCTGCTGGGTGGTGTATGGTTCTCGCAATCAACCGGGTGGCAGATTACCTCCGAGGAGTATCCCGTAGCCTTAACCTACCTGGACGCGGTTATGAAATGAACATGACCATCCATGATGAGCTCGATTTCGATTTCCCAATCCACAAACGGAACACGGAAGTCATCACCAAGGTTGCTCGCCTCATGGAGCAGTCGGGAACTGATATTGGTGTACCCACACCAGTCAGTGTTGAACGCCACCCCAACAACTGGTCCGAGGGCGAAAAGATCGCATTATGAAAATCCCTTTCTCCTTCATAGAGTTGTGTCGTCGTGCTAAGGTGAGAGAAGAGCGAAGACGCAAACGATTACTATTCGGGAGGAACCCGTGGCGAAAGACTTCATCGTCGGCCAACCCTACACCTACAAGACCAACGGTAAAGCCGGAAAGTGGATTATCATAGGTGTATCAAAATACTTTGTTACACTCCGCAATGGTCGCAACGAAACCATATCACTCAAGAAAGTAACAGATGGCGAAGAAACCTATCTACAACCCCTCACTAGCTCTACAGAATACCCCGAAGGGAAAAGACTACCTCAAGAAAATCCGAAAGATGTCTCCCTTCGAGAGGTTGATCTACTGGATTGAAGAACGCCACCGTATCCACTGCAAGAGGTTCCCAGGCAAATACTTTGAGGAACGGTACATTCCAGCACTGGAAGTAGGATCCTATGGCGACGATTGCCAAAAGCCTAAACCCTGGACCGATGACCCAATCCTCGGAACCATCTTCTTCTGCAACCCATACCGAGAGAATGACAAGGTAACAGCTTACCTCCGCCACAACTTCCGAGAAGAGTTCAAAGAAGATCCGTGTGTATTTCTCGGAACAATCCTGTTGCGGATGTTCAACCACATCCCTACCATGCGGCTGTTAATAAACGCCAACATTCCACAGCGGCTAGGTTCTTCCCCCAGAGAACGGGCGAAAGCCTTAGATCACATGCGTAAACTTCTACTTGTCAAACGTGATAAGGAGAAGCAACAAATCTTCGGTGGTGCTTACATTATTATCTTCCCTCCAGGACAACAGAAAATCGAAGCTGCCTACCAAACCATGATGGGGCTGAGCCAGAAACTGGACGAGGCCACAAGTTGTATGGATAGCATGTCAACAGCTTTTGAGTGGCTTGTCGCTCAATGGGGTATCGGTCAGTTCTATACTTACCAATACCTAGGAGACCTCGCCTATACCTATCTCTTGGAGAACGCTCCTGATTGGCACACCTGGGGATACTGCGGCCCTGGCACTGCTCGTGGACTATATCGCTTGCAAGGCATTACCGAACTCAATGGTGTACCCTTGGAGCGTCGCTGCCCACCTCCCAAGGACGCAGATGATCAACTCAGTGAGCTTCGCACACAAGTAAACAAACAACTCAAGAAGGATAAGTTCCCACTCGTTCACATGCGTGATTTGTGTAATGATTTGTGTGAGTACGA